CCTCCCCCCCCACCCTTTCCCTACCTTGTATGCCCCTAACGCATTTCCAGTAACAGGCATACATGGAAAGAACAAAAAAGAACACTCTCTCCCCCGTCCAAGTTTCAAAAACCAAACGCACTGGCTATTGATATCTATACATACTGGGGTTCACTATCGGTACCCCCCCTTGGGGTCCCCTTCGTCGTTTCTGGTCGTTTCTGGGCCGATTCGTAGCGATAGCGCCTAGGTTGCACCTATTTAGGCCCTATTTCTAGGGCTATGGGGAGGGTATGGGACGGGAACTAGGGCCATGAAACCCATTGAACTAGGGCTTTCGTCAACATGGCACGTACTCACTGCCTATCCCCTACTATTTATGTAGTGGCAGATAGCCACTAGCTAGGCCCTATCGGCCTAGTCAATAGACCGACCTAGTCAGCTAGGTCGGAGAGAGAGAGAGTGCGCAATGAGCGCAACGATCAAATTGGCCTCGGCCATCGCTACGGTACTGGCGACCAAGTACCAAGAATTCCTAGTCAAGAGCGACGCTCTTAATTGGAAGATTGCAGAAGCAGTATTTGTGGCTTATGAGTCCATGGACCCTAAGGCCCAAAAGAAAGACAAAGTAGGTGCAATACTGGCCTGTCTTGATGCTTCTGGTCATGGTTCTAGTAGAGCCGCTATCAAGAGCCGTGGAACGGTTGAGGCAATGATCCAAGCAGTTAGGGCTAGGCCCGCTCTGTCTGATCTGTCTGGTCTGGGTGCTGTTGAAACTCGGAAGAGAATCAGCTACTCAGCCGCTAACCAGATCAGCGGTCAAGCACTAGCCGCTGTCAATCCCAAGCGAGAGACCCATGAACGTGGGAAGATTGCAAAGGCCATACAGGACACGCTAGAGAACGATTCTTCTATGTCATCAGCACAAGCTAAGGCCATAGCTAAGAAGTTCCCTATGCAGAAGCCGCGGACACCTAGTCCAGTGATCACTAGCAATGACCCGACCATTCTGTCGGACACTGCGAAGATTAAGAACACTGGTGGACACGTTGCTACTGCTCTTGAAATGCCAGAAGAGAAATTCGATGGCACGATTGAGGGTATCTCTACCGAATGGCTAGAAGAGCATCGTCGCCAAATTGCGGAATACTCCAAGCGGATCACCCGACTAGCTAAGGCTAGCCGTAAGCGTGACGCTCAGGTAGCCGCTAGCGCTAGCTAGAACCTAGTTGACTAGGTTGATGGGGAGCGGATCGAGAGATCCGCTCCCCATTTTTTTTTGAGTTCCGACCTAGTCAGCTAGGTCGGCGTTCGGATTGTTGGCGACGTTGGCGTTCTGGTTTTTTTTGAGTTGATATGCATTTCTGATAGTGAATTTAATGTGATGTCGTGGGCTGTCTGGATTTTCTGATAGTGAATTCGGGAATATGTGGAGCTTGAGTCGGTTTTTTGTGCTGTTTTTTTCGGTAAAGTTTTCACTTTTCAGCAAAATAACGGTCCGCATACCATGGACCGAGTTGGGGATCCATGCTACGCTTTTTGTTGATGGGGAGGGGACAGACTCTCTGCCACACCCTCCGCCAGTCACGACCTAGTCAGCTAGGTCGGGCGGCGAAGATTCACTGAACTACTAGGGAGGTGTTCACAGTGATCTGGATTGAGGATGGTTGTTTCAAGTTGAAAGACTTGAAGGACAACCCTAACGCTAGCGAGAACGAGCGTGCGACGTTCTATCTCGCATTGACTATTGCAATCAAGGTTCGTCATGGATCATGCATTGCAGCAGTCAGGAATAAAGATCTGGTAGATGAATTGAAGTACCAGAAGATAGAAACATTCAACGATGCCATTCGGTGGTCGGACGATGCGTTCGGCCATATGTCTGGCTGGTAATTAGATATCCGACCTAGTCAACTAGGTTGGGGAGAGGAGAGCCATGACTACGTGGCCTTGGATAACGCCGATGGGTGCAGCATTCATACTTCTGTGTGTTTGTGTATTTGTTGGGATATGGGCATACAACGCTCACAAGAAAGAGATGGAACAGCATGAGTACTGGGTGCGGCGCACTCAAGAGATGCTGGACATCATGTACATGGGGACAGAGTTCGGGAAACCGTACGACTGGTCCAAGGAAGCTGAACAAGACCTTATTAAGAAAGGGGAGAGCAATGTCTAAGACTGCTCAGAATAGAAAGAGGTTGCGGAAACATCGCCGTAACCAATGGCAACGAGTAACCAAGCGTGACAATCGGACCAAGACTGGTTGGATCACGCATGTAATGAATCCAAACACTGGAGAATGGGAGAGAGACTGTGTTGGAACACGATAAACCAATCACATCCAATGGTTACCCAATCATTGAGATGGACAAGATGTATCCCGATGACCCTACTGATGGGTTGTTCAGGATACTGGTGAAACGCCCACCTGAGATGTGTGCGTTTCCTGATGCACCCTTTGTTGTTGCTGTCAAGGACTTCAACAACTATGGGTATGACGGCTGGTGTCATGCCTTGTCATATGACTTGAAGCTGCCTCAGGCAGTGTGGATGTTGTATGGGGCAGACAGAGAGGATCACCCTTTACGATAATGTTGAAATTCGACGAAGAAATATGTGACGTCTGTGGTGGCTTCGGTGACTGTGCTGATGGCGACTGCGAAGACAGGCTGAATCAGGTCATCGAAGGAAGCCATCCATTCCTAGACGAAGTGGGTATCTACGAAGTCACTTTGCGGATACCCATGACCCTTGGTCAGCGATTGGAATATGGATCGCCGTCGCAATGGGACTGGAAGAGGCTGGTTGACATAACAGTCGAAGAGTGTTTGCTGCTGCATCCCTCAGAGTTGGAAGGTGATGGATGAATCTTTGGGTAGCCATATGGTCAATCATTGACTACGTGGGAATCCACCAAGAAGCACCCAATCCTGAAATCGTGACTGTCGTATCTTTGTACGATTGGGACGTAGGCAGAGCCTTGGGTGTGGCGTGGTGCGAGTCGCTGCATAAGCTCACCGCTTTCAATGGCGAGGACCATGGGCTTTTTCAGATAAATGAATACTGGTGGCGTGATGTGTTCGGAGAACGAACATGGTCACGCAGATACACCGCTGATGGGTCAGCCTCTATGGCTCATCACATATGGGAAGTAGGGGGCTGGAACCTCTGGTCCTGTGGACGTTGACAAAAACGGTACGCGGGTCCATGACGTTATCAGTATGGGGTGATAGGATGATATTGGAGGTTCGATTCCTCCCACCTCACGATCAACCTAGTCAACTAGGTAGGTCAGTACATAAACAATCAAGCAAAAGGAGTCAGCATGTCTGCTGAAATCTACGGCGATGACCTAGCGGTCTACGCCAATACAGCTTGGCACGGTAAAGGGATCACCTATGGTCACCTGCTCTCCGCAGAGGAGTACGCAGAGAACCCATGGCAATTCCAAGCCAACCGCCAAGAACTGTATGTCCAAGACATGATTGACGGGGAGATTATCTACACGCCTGTTTCCGAATGGGACGTAAATAATGGCTTCGTCATTCGTCGTGACGACAATGGGTTCCCACTAAATGTGGGTGTAACCGAGGGCAGAGGCATCACTCAATATGATGAGATGGATGCCGCTGTAGAGAAACTTTTAGATCACGGTTTCTCCGCTGGAGTTGCATCCAAAGGCACCCTTAATCACGGTCGAAAGGCATACGTGACACTGGAGATGGGTGAGCCTCTCAAGATTGAGGGCTACAGCGATATCCATAAATACTTCACACTGACTGATGCACATGATGGGACGATTGCCGCTTCAGGCCGTCCAACCATCGGAGTGGTGGTGTGTGCAAACACATTCGCTGCCTACGTGCTAGGTGTGCAGGCTTCATGGTCTATCAAGCACACTCGTCATGCCACTAGCTATCTGCAATGGGCTATCGACTCGTTCGTTGAGGCAGCCAAGCTGCAACAACATCTCGATGAGCAAGTAGAACGGCTTATCAACGAGAGCTACACCGCTGGTGATTTCGGTGACCTAACTAGGAATCTGTTAGGTGAACGCCCAGAGGATGAGGGTAGGAGTCAAACGTCTTGGGATAAGACCTTCGACAAGATAACTGCCCGTTACTACCACGATGACCTTGATGGCGGCATCAGGGAAACCAAGTGGGGTGCGCTCATGGCCGTACAGGGATATGAGCAGCACGTCCAACAGGTGCGTGGTGGCACGAAACAAGGGCGGCACCTTGACCGTCTGCTATTCGGGTCAATGCCACTCACTGATAGGGCTGCACGCCAACTCGTTCAGGTCTGAATGGGACTCGGGGAGGTCGCAACCTAGCCAACTAGGTTGGGGCCTTCCCTGTGGCTTATTCAGATGTCTAGCCAACATCACAAATTAAGGGAGAGAATCACCATGAGTGATGAACTCGAAGTACAAATAATCAACAGTCCATACCTAACTCTGGAACTGAACTCGCAAGCACTCCGCGACATTCTTGGAGATGCAATACGTGACGAAGTTCAATCATATTTTGAGGGAGTTGACTGGTGGGACATCATAAGTGACCATGGACGAGAGATCGTAGACATGGTCCACCAAGACATGGATATCCACGATGAGGTCTATGACATCGTGAATCGCATGAACTTTGTGGACAGTGGCGACATGGGCGAGGAAGTGAACGAAGCCGTAAGACACTTGTTGCGTGACTTCGTTCGAGTCGAGAATGTTTGCTCCACTGGCGATGCCTTTATCGAGGCAGTCCAGAAGGTAACAGACAACGTGTCGAAAGCTGACATCCGTCAGGAGCTTACTAATCAGTTCAAGAATGCAACTATCAAACTCGAATTTGGTATTGCGGAAAGGGAGTAAACATTGAACCTGCACTTAAGCACGGATCGTAAGACTGCACCTATGATGCAGCGCAAATACGAAACGGGCAATGAGGCTTATGTCAGGGTTCCAAATGCGTTTGGACTCCCAGCAATCAAGTCATGCTGGGGGTCCACACCAACTTGCGAAGCTATGTGTTATGCACGCAAGCTGGAAGTCGTCTTTAAGGGGACTAGAGATGCATTGGAAAGAAACTGGCAGCTAGTCAAGCCTCACCTGCACGATCCAGACAAGCTGGAAGAACTCTTGTATGCCGTAGTTGAACAGTCGTTTAACTACATGCAGAAATGGAGTGAGCCAGAGGACTGGGTGTTCAGGTGGTTCTGGGATGGAGACATCCCGACACCTGAGTTTGCGACTGCCGTCAGGCGAGTCTGTCAACGGTTTCCGCAAGTCAAGTTCTGGTTGTACACCAGAACATTCAATGCAATCAGGCGGCTGCAAGCTGACAACCTTGTCGTCTACCTATCGGTAGATAAAGACAACGTGAAGCAGGCACGCCATACAAGTAAGACATACCCATGGGTGAAGCTGGCCTTTACCGCTGAGAGTTGGGCAGCGACCGAAGCTTTGGCTCGGACGTTCCCTGACCAGAGGCGAGGGCCACGCTGTCCCGAACTGACAGGCAAGATCCCGTTGGTTGTATGGAATAAAGATCGGACAGGCCGAGGAGCCTGTCTCGAATGCGGGCTGTGCATAACGGGCGTGAACAACGTGCGTTTCTCAGCCTCTAAATGAAAGGGGGAGGGTATGACTAAACCCGACCGAACTGAATTAGAACGTGAAGCTTACGCTTTGGTTCTGTTCATTATTAAAACCATTGCAGGCATCAACAAGTTGATTGACCTGACAGCAGATGAAGATTGCATCGCTACTGATGCAGTCGTAGATGATCTGAAAGCTATTGAGGGAGAGATAGATAAGTTCCGTTTACGGTTCCTTGTCGTTGATCCTCTAATTGATTTCAGCGAACTAGGAGATGAGTAAATGAATTTACTCGATTTGAACAAATGTCCACGGTGCAGAGTGAATGACATGATGCACCCCGAAGAGATAAATGCTTTGTCTCGCATGAACAACCGCACCTATGTGTGTTCTGCATGTGGAGAAGACGAAGCCATGTTGGATTTTGCTGGCATAGGCCAACAAGAGCCATGGCCTATTAAACGCAAGCTAATGAATTGGAGCAGCCTGAGATGATTGTTACGACTCAGGAAGTTGATGCGCGAGCACAATGTAAAGAGTGCCGTGTCATCAGAACAACCAAAGTTAATACCAAAGAGATCAAGCAATGGGTGGGAGGTGACATGGTTCAGAGCGTATGGCCCGACAAGAGTCCCGATGAGAGAGAGATCATTATGAACTCTCAATTCATAGATCTATTAGGCAGACCGTTCCCTGGGCCGTACTACCTGTGTCCACCTTGTTGGGATCAGAGCATGGATGACATGGAGGAATACTATGACTGACAACACAACGACTGGTCGTTTAATGACAGCCCTTGAGGAAGTCATCATCCACCAGTTCGACATTGTTATCAGTGAAGAGAACGAATGGTTCATGGAACTACTGGAGAAGATGGTCCAGAAAGTAGTCAACGAAACCTTGTTCTTACAGATAACGGAAGGAGCTACCAGTGAGCCAACTGACTCAGGAACAGAATGAGATCATGCTTGAGCTATTCGACAACGTGCATGACCTCTTGCACATGATTAGAAACATGGCAGACGGCTTGTATGAAGCTGCCGCTGACGTGGAGCATTCATTGTTGGAGGCACTCAAGTGTCTTGACCCTGATCCTCCAGACATGGAGAATGTGGTTCATTTCCCCACGGGAAAGACTTTCAATGAAACATGATTGTGAAGGGAATCCGTCGGTAACTAACTACAGTCGTGGTTGTCGTTGCGACTTGTGCCGTTCTGCGAAATCGACTTATGAACGAGAGCGCAGAGAAAGAGCTAACAAGAAATCCAACAAGGCAGTACCTAAGAAACCTGCTGGTAAGCGTGACAACCCAGTCGTATTTAACGATGCGTATTCCAAAGTTGACATCATCCGAGCTAATCCTCATTTGGATTGGTCCGAGAAAGAAAGGAAACAGGCTGGTGTTTGAATACGAAATAAGGCCATACACATTCCCGACAGGAGGAGGCCGTCACTGCAAAGGATGGTTCGTTCTTCAAGACGGAGTGCCAAGAGACTTCTTCCAAGATGAAGAAGCAGCAAATAATTGTTACGAACAACTACTTAGAGATCAGGAAGAACAAGGATAATGACCGATATAACATTCTCAATGGCGTCGGCTTTCAACCAAATGTTGGAGCTAGAACCAGAAGAATTTCAAGACTTAATGGACGTGGCTTTAGCTTGCGGTTCATCTGAAGATGACTTGCAGTTCTATGACATTGCATCCAAGAAGACAAGCATGTGGCGAGACATCTTGAGCTACGAACGTAGACATGCACTACTGGATGTAAGTCTGCATACAGCTAACGCTGCTGCATCGGGTAGACGTATCGGTGTGTCGAAACAACGTAGCCACGACATGATCGTTCGAGCAAAGGAGGAACGTCTGCGGAAAATACAAGCTTCTGAAATCATCGGGATATGAATACTAAAACTTGTTACAACGAAGAGTGTCCTGAGGAGAACCCTCAGCCACTCACCAATTTCCATAAACAATCAACAGGCAAACTCGGCGTACGTTCACGCTGTCGTACCTGCCACAATCAAGCCATGCGTGACTACGAACGCAAACGGGGACCTGAATGGCGCAGAAAGAAAACTTTGCACCGATACGGGATAACTCCCCAAGACTATGACCGCATGTTTAAGGAACAGGAAGGCAAGTGTGCTATCTGTCAGTCTGCTGACAGCGAGCATCCCACTTCTGAACTGCTAGTAGTGGATCATTGCCATCTCACTGGAAAAGTAAGAGGGCTACTTTGCAATACCTGTAACCGTGGTATCGGTTGGATGAGAGAAGAAACAGACCGTCTTCTTAACGCAGCCGTGTATTTAGAAAATGCGAAAGCTTGACGTGCGCCTTGTAAGTCTTATAATGGGGGGTGACCCCCAAAAGGGTCACCCCCCATTTAAGCTTGTGGGTACCCAGTTCCTCTCCCTGCTGGGTACCCACATTAGGGGTAAAAGGGAGATGGGAGAAATATGATTGAAATTAGATTAAGACAAAGTTGGATCAACACCTTCTTGCGATGCCCTGAGCAAGCAAGACAAGAGCGATTCAAACTTGTAAGCCAAAAAGAAACCTCAGATCTGCTGAGGGGCAACGCAGTTCATCACGCCATAGAAACCTATGGCGAACACATGATGAACGAAGACACGTTGCCAACTGTCGATGAACTATTAGACATTGCTGAAACATATATAGCTGAAGAAGCACCGAAGATAGAAGTCTGGCGACACAGCTACGAGAAAATCGTAGACGTTGCTTTAGCGAACGTCGAAGTGTGGCACAGAGAAGTGATGCCAGACCTCAATCCTGTTGGCATAGAGAAATCGTTTGAGTTATCCCTAGGGGTAAGAAACAACGTGAACTTGATACTGACTGGTACCGCTGACTGGGTTGACGCTTCTGGAGCTATATGGGATTGGAAGAATCCCAACCGAGAATACGAACCTTGGGAGAAGAAGCGTTGGGACATACAAAGTCACGCTTACTGTTTGGCGTTCGACACAGAAGACTTCGTGTTATGTGTACTGGTAAATGGCAAAGTGCAAATAATCCCTATTGTGCGTACCGATAAGGATAAGATGGCATTTACGGAATTGTGTTGGTCAATGGTGCCGACGATTATGTCGAACCAAACACCATGGCCTATGAACTGGGGAGGCTGGCACTGCTCCCCTAAATGGTGTCCTGTCTGGCAGGCAGGCAAATGCCGAGGTGAACACCTCGGAGAGAATCCTTGGTAATCAGGGAGAAAGGAAAATATGACTGATACAGCAAAGCTAACAGTCAGCTTCACCCAAAAAGTAAGTGAAGCACCATATGAAACAGCGGACTATACGCTCTCCATAGAGCGCAGCGTCCCTGAGTCCATGGGTGACGAAGGCATTCTTGCCGAAGCCACCGCCTTGTTTGAAACTGTGAAGACGGAAGTCCTTCGCCAATCGGGACAGGAAATAGATCTGTCTCCCGATGGGGTTGTGATGCGTCGCCTGAAAAGCGGCGTTTCCAGGTCTTCAGATAGTCAAGCAAGCGCCCCCACGCAGGCCGCTCCGAGTGGCCCGACAGCCACATCAGTAGCTGCCGCTCCTGCACCAGCGCAAGCTGCTCCAGCAGGAGGCAAGATGACTGGGCGTGTATACAAGCGAGTTGACTTCTGCTTGGGTAAGAACGCTGAACAAAACCAGACAGCGTTCAACCTTCTGGCATTTCAACCCAATGAATGGGCCGACGAGAACGGCGGCACAATCAAGGTGTACGAAGTGAAAGAAAAAGCAGACGGCACTACAGACGTAACGAAGACAGGGAAGAACTTCCCGAACTTCTCAGTGTCTAAAGATGCACTCGCCCGTCTGGGAATGCAAGTTGCCCGTGACGTAGGCATCTGGGTAAATGATGGAGACAGCAATGTCCCCCTCAAAGTCTGGGACCAAGCTTCTGGACAAACCCAAGAGGATGCCATCGAATGGGACTGGCTCGCCCGACGACAAGAACTCCAAGAGTTCGCCTATAAGGGCAACTAATGGAGGAGGGCGGAGCAGTCGCCCTCACCACGGAGGAGATCGACGCCCTTCTTGAAGGGCATGATCTCCCCGAGGGAGAGAGCCAATACAAATTTTTTAGACCAACCTCTGACGCTGTAGAACGGTGGGTCGAATACGCCAAAGGAAGCCACGACTGCTTCTATCTAGGTCTTAACGACATAGACCAGAAGATGCGAGGCGTTTGGCCTAGCGACGTACTCGTTGTCACAGGCAGAGCACACAGCGGCAAGTCCGCAGTCATCCTCTCAGCGATGGCACGCAACCTCTTAGAAGACCCAGACTTTCATGGAGTTGTCTACACACCAGACGAACCAGAAATTCTTGTTGTCTCTAAGTTGTATGCCCTTCTCTATCAACGGAACCTGGCCGAAGTAGAGGAAGCCTTACGCACAGAGGACGAGGTTGTTCTTAACGAGATCCGAGAAGCCAAAGATGGGTTCCTAAATAGGATTAAGATATTCCCTAATGCTTTATCGTTCTCCGACATGTCGGAAGCGATGCGTGAATGCGAGGACTACTGGCAAGCTAAACCGAGATTCGTTATGGTCGATTTCCTTGAACAACTCCCAGGCGCAGCAGGATACGAAGGGGTATCCACTGTGCTTAAAGGGTTAAAGGAATGGGCGGAAACAGAGAATCTTCCAGTAGCTCTCATCCACCAATCAGGGAAAAGCTCAACTCGTGGCACATCACGAGGAATGGATGATGGCAAATTCAATGCAGATGAATACGCCATCCTGCAGTTAAACGTATTCCGCCAACGAGACAATCCTAAATTGTCTGACGTTGAACGAAGAATCCATTCAGTTTCGGTGTCCTTGGATCTTTGCAAGAACAAGCGACCACCGTGTCATGTAACCAACCCACCCATCGACTACTACATGGACCCCCAATGCGGACTGGTTCGTGAGTATTACGAGAGTGACATTCCAGGTGATGACAGATGGGTCGAATAACCAAATCAAACCAGAAAAAATTCGCCACTCTTCATGGAGGGGGGTACCTTGCAAATGTATCCAAGGGGGTTACCCCTCTCCTAGAGGAGGGCGGCGACTACGCACCAGTCACAGAAGAACGCATCTCTCAACACCTAACAGGGGAAGGGCCAGCCCTCGGGGTTTACCCACTCTGGAAGAAAAGCGGAGTGTGGCTAGTGGACTGGCTAGCAGTAGACCTAGACGAAGGAGAAACTTCCAGCGTCCACGCTGACAACCTGATTCGATTGTTGGAAGCTAAGAGCATTCAAGCATGGAAAGAAACATCGAAGAGCAAGGGATACCACGTATGGGTATACCTAAGAGAACCAATCTCAGCTTCGATAGGGCGCAACGCCATGATCGGAGCTTGCAGAATAGTTCAAGTCCCCACTCGTGAGGTTTACCCCAAACAGGTTTCACTCGAACCAAACAGAATAGGTAACTGTTTAAGGCTTCCCTACCCAGATAAACGGAACAAAGGAAGACATGAAGTCTTCGATCCTGACGGGGAAGGGATGCTGGATGTTTCAAAGTTCATCGAACAAGCATGGGAGAAGAGAACACCTGTCTCGTTAATCAGATCTCTCCTCCCTCTGTACGAAGCAACCAAACCCAAACTGAAACAACCTTCCAAAGACTTCTCCCCGAAGGACGGCTTCCAAGGCACAGCCAAGAAGATATGGGAAGACCTCAACACGCAAGACAGATCATCAACGATGTATGCCTTTGCTTCCAGTCTGTTGTGGCAAGGATATTCATTTGACGCTACCGTGGATTGGGTGCGACGACTAGATGAGAGACTCGGCAAGTTCTCTGAACGTAACGATCAAGAAGCTCAGATACGGAACCTAGTGCAGAAAGCTGCTGATGAAACGACCTGACTCTTACACCTTCACAATTCCTGGGAAACCCAAAGTGAAAGGCCGACCTCGCTTCACCAAGAGCGGTCGGACCTACACACCTAAGAACACTAGGGAAAGAGAAGAACACATAAAGAGTCTTTACAAAGGCCCAAAGTTTGAAGGGCCAGTGGAACTGCACTGCTTATTAACTGCAACAGAGACAGTTGTCACGATCACGCCCTTTGAGGCAGAGAAATGTCCGTTGCGTGGCGACGCAACAAACTATTTGAAAGCTGTTGAGGACGCACTTAATGGTGTGGCTTATGAAGACGACTTACAAATTTATCGGATCATTGGGGAAAAGAAATGAACCAGCCCTTTCATCAAGGCTCATACCAGCAGCGTTACACGCAGATGGGTGATGAAGCTGAAAGCCATTTCGAGAAAAACAACACAGCTTGGGTCAGGTACGGTTTAAACCGTCCTGACTTCCAAGTGCATCGACTTCCTCATCACATTCGATACACCCCAGACTATTTACAAGGCAACCCTGTTCGCCTTGTCGAAGTTATGGGTATGGGTAAAACTCCGTTAAAGATTAAACTTGAGAAGATCGCTGCGTTACAGTGGTGGGATGCATCTGAAATAGATGTATGGTTTTGGATCTGGTCCTCAACCAGAGAAAACTTTGCGGAACTGAAGTATCGAGACATGGTAAACATTATCAACAAAGAAGACGCACCTTTAGGGAAGTTCCCTGAAGGCAAAGCGTACTTCAGCGTGAGTTCCAAGCTTCTGCCTTGGAACGATGCATGATCCCGATGAGGGAGCACGCTTCATAGAAGAGTTAAGGAAATACAGATTTCCTTCTTTACGTCCACTGCAAGATCAAGTTCAAGCTGAAGCCGAATACGTTGGCATAAAAGGTCGAGAGCCTGGATACAAAACTAATTACATGCGTTACGGTGTCCAAAGCGGTAGACGCATGGCATTCAAAGATACAGAAGTAGAAGCCTTGATGGAGGCTCGTCCATTTGAGGAACCTGTTACTGATTGGGAATCCAAAAATAAAGAAACCAAAGACCTCCGCACTGCTGTGCAGGAGGTCTTTGACTCTCTCACCGAAGACGAAGAATGGTTATACAACTGTCTCGTGGTTGTAGGTCTATCCTTACGCTTCCTGTCACGAGTGCTCAATATACCTAAAAGCACACTGGCTCGTAGGCGTGACTCACTCGCTCAGAAATTGAGAGAGGGATTCCTAGAACATGAAGTAATCAAAGAATGGTTATTCACTCGTTCAGGTTATCGTGAGCATCCACACAATCCTGAAGAAACGAACTGAGATGCTCCAACCATTGCATGATCGAAGTCAAACTCATTAAGTTTCCCTTGCGTGAATCCTGCCAAGCGTCAAGAAATTCTCGGATCTCGTCATCATCGAACACCATGAGTACACCTAAAGTGCCATCCACCCAAGTTCCATGGGTGCCATCGTGAATGTCCATGAGGTGACGATTAGCTAAGAGTTCGTGATGTATTTGATCCTCAAGCTCTAAGCCTTCTTCGGCCATCCAGTTGGCCCAAGTATCCTCGAATTCCTCTTCCACAAGGTCAACGCCCCAAACGTGCCTTTGCGAGAGTCTTAACTGCAGCAATGCCAGCAGCCGCCGCAGCCGCACCAGCAGCCTGCCACGTTGACACATCCGTAATAACGAACACAGCCAAACCTGCTTCAACTGCTGTCCAGACAGATCGTTCGATCCAGTCTGCCCAGTCAAAATTCTTCTGAGAAACTTCAGTCACATTTCCTACTTTCCAAAAGGCCGACTGCCTTGGTACTGATTACCAAGGCCAGTTTCACGTAAGAACTTAGTCTGTTCTTTAACATCTCTGCCTTGGTTAGTATTAGGTTTTTCGTCGGGTTTTTCCTCGGACATGAGTCCTCCTATATGAAAGCTGCAGTGGCCCAACCACCGAACAAAGCATCCCAAGTCTGTAAGCCAACAACGCCGTCAGGTTTCAGAAAAGCTTCAAAACTTTTTTGAAAATCTTTAACGGCTTTAGCGCTCTTTTTACCATAGATACCGTCCACTGGTCCAGGCGAAAACCCAAGGTCGCTCAGACGCTCCTGAGCGGCCCGTACCGCTTCCCCACGACTTCTCTTGGTAGTAGACAGCGGAGAATGAGAAACCTTCTCTCTGAGCCTGTCAACGTGAGCTTTGATCCCATCCCAATCAATCTTATTTGGATCACCCAAGGGCATAGGCATGCCCGAAGTCACCCAGTCATACAACCAATTCCCAGGACACGTCGAATTACCAAGGTCACGATGACCTTTTACCCACAACTTATCCTCATACCTGCTTTGGATATCACCTATGAGCCATCGGATCGAGTCCCTTGCGGCCTGTGGAATTTCGACAAATCCCCAACCCGTATAACAAATCGACTCAGTGCGGCTATTCCAGCCCTTCGTAGCGCCTGAAACAATTCCTGCTCCTCTTCCTGCATAAACGACCCCTTCAGGGTCAACCAGCCAGTTATAAGCAATAGCGTTCCAACCACGAGAATCCATGTGGAAACGCTCGAAAGCTTTCAACGCAGCAATCCCTTTAGGAGCTTCTTTCACTCCACTGTGGTGAACAACTATTCCCTGGACACGCCACTTCTTTAACTGTGTGAAAGGTTTCTTTGGGGGACGTGCTTCCCAACCCTGCCGCGAAATAATGGTACGCATAACAACAATTATACGTTCCGACCTATTAAGTCGAGAGCATCTCGCGCATCTTGAGAATGTTTAATCTGATCTTGAATCATCTGTCCACGTTTAGCTTGAGGCGTATTAGTTCTCAAACCAAGACCAAACAAGAAAGAAGCGTAAGTTGTTATTAGCCGTTCTTGTTTATCGTTCTCGTTAGGGACAAGACGGCGAGCACGACCGATAATAGGCATTATTTGTTCAAAGACGTAAATATCTTGGTCACGCATTTTCCACTCCCCAGCAGCATTCTTTTGAGCTTTACCCCACATCGAAAGGAAAGGCATAAGTCCAGGCAACAACCGAATCGAATGAGGTACCTGTTGGTATCTTCCCGTGAACGGAATGTCAGCAAACGTACGCTTACCTGCCCACAACTCAATAGGCAACTTATAGAACGGCAACGCACTTTCAACCAAACCTCTTGCTGGTGAAGTGGGTTCCTTCAAGTAACGAGCAAGGTCCTTAAACGGAAGATCAGGTAAGGCATACACACGATTGCCGCCTGCAGTAAACGGCAACCTAATCCCCATGTTCTCTCCAAAGTAATGAGGGACAACTCCTTCTTCTTCTGAAGTGAGTTCAAGTTCACCCTTGACTTGGACGAGCCTTCCCCATGCTTGAGGTCTTGTACCAAATGATTCGATAAGGACAGGCAGAATATTTTTCTGCCATGTCCAGAAAGGAATCACCATTTTAATTCTCTGGTCCCAATTAGTGAGATTCGAGTAATCGAAATGATACTTGTAAATCTGGGAAAGAGCCTCTTCCCTGCTTCCACCATTCATCATTATGTGATGGGCAAGACCACCACGAAGCGAAAATTCTGCTCGTTGATTAAATTTACCAATAGCGCCAAACAAATAGAAATCTCGACTCCACGGTTTAATGGTGCCAGCTTCAAGTACCCCACGACCAGCCTCAGTAACTGCTGACGCAACTTCCATCGAAGTAATACCAGTATTCGCCATGCCGCTTTCGCTCCACATGGAGAAAACATGCCACTCTTCAGGAGAAGCCGAACGCATCTTGCCGTATATGGGAGTAGCTTTACCTTCTTTGGCAATCTCTCTAGCTCCCCAAGCAACATCCCCTTTGCGACCAGCTTCAGCAGCACGCTTCAAAGCGATCTGCCTCATTTGGTCAACACGAATCTGAGTAGAGATAGGCACGCCAGCTATTTGATTATTGATCCAAGTGCCACCCAGCATGTTGCGGAACACGAACCCAGAGGTAGCAACAGCTTGAGCTTTCCAATAATTCTGGAACTGCCTGTATCTCTTACCAAACCATTTGAACTCTACGGGATCACGCAACTTAGCCGCTGACTGAAACGCCGCCTCAAACAATTCGACAGTCTCGTCACCTGCCTCAGAGAGCATGTAACCATTCAAATGCTGTCTCGTTCTGGACGAAATTCCAGAAGACTTCTCAGCGTTCTTGCCAAGCGAAATAGCATTCGTGACATAATCTTGAATCAACTCATCATAAGCTGACGTGAAACCAGCATTAACCCGAGCTTCCTGCAACACCTTCAAAGCATCAGCTTGAGATTCAGCTACATCCATAGCCTTTACAGTATTCCCTTGGGCTTGAGTCAAAACATCCTCATACTCCAACTGCATTTGGCGAAGCACATTAGATTCCTCAACATAATGAGCATTCACAATAGCCAGCGACTTCTCATCGCTACCCAAGTCTGTAAGACCTTTTCGAGCATTCCTATATGGAGGAACAATGGTGGCAAGATGCTGACGGATCTGGTCCATCCGCAACAAGCCCTCTTCAGTCATACTGTCTAACGACTCGGCACGTTTCCGCAACGCAGCAACAACCCGACGATTATGCTCAACGCCCTGTGCCGCAGTAGGAGATTTAGAACCACCTATTGCGTAAGAAGGTCCCGTTACACCAAGTTCTATCTGATCTTCTAAAGCATTAATTTTAGCGTTTACAGCATCCTGAGTCGCTTGCTTGTGACGCAGAATCATCTCTTCCTTAGCAGCCATCGTGGAGTTTATGGTGCCGTACCTAAGCTTCGCCTGAACACCAAGTTCCTGCTCAAGTCTGGTAGCTTCTTGAACTCGTTTAACCCAACCTCTATAAAGAGGATCATTAAACACACGCTCTATCGCTTCTTTCTCTGCGATAGTAGTTCCCCTCAAAGACCTTATAGGCGGCACGACATAAGTGCCGTCTTCTAATGCCTTAACAGCATCAACGTCATCCAAAAACACCCAGCCACGACTTTGCAAACGGCTCTTAAACTGCCTGCCAGGTGGCTTGAAAGAATAGTTATCTGTAAGCCGAAGCCTGTCTGGAGAGAACCCTCTTCCTGGGCGTGGATCAACAACATCCCAAAGACCACCCTCCAAACTTGATTGCATCCTCACATCATCTGGAGCAGGTTTGACATACATGAGGGGTTGTCCCTCGCCGCTAACAAAGGTTTTCTCAGGGTTAGGCCCAGGCGTAGCCCCCACCTCAACGTACCTATCAACCCAACGCCCCTTGCGTGGGTTCTTGTAAACCAACATTTCATCTGTGTAGACGTTTACTGCGAAAACATCCTTAACTTCGGTGGTTCCGCTACGTTCCACAGTCGCCGCTCTGCCAGAGCCGCCAACGTCATCACGGCCCATAGTCCCTTGCTGACGTAGTGTGTCTAACCTACTTCGTGCTGCATCATACGCAGCAGCTTGATCTGGATTTAGCCGCAACCTCCCCCAAGGGGTATCAACCACGTAGCTTCCGTCCTTAAGACGAGTAGCAGCTTCACCTGTTACTGGTGCTGGATTCCTCGGATCTTTAGGAGGAACTTTAGGAGGAGTAAGAGCAGGACCTTCTCTCGCTGGGATACGGACCTCCACCTGATCCACTACACGTCCAGTCCAACTTTCAGCAGGAAGCTCAACATTGATCCGACCGTAACCAATACGGCGAGGTTCAATAAACCATTTACGTCCCGTTATAGTTTGACGGCCAACAGGTTGTGGAGCGAACTCCCTAGACCCAATAATTGTTCGTCTTCCATTTTCATCTGCTGGCAAAGTTCGTTTGCCATATTGCGCCAGCCTGTATTCCTCAAATACATTGACTTTCCGCTGAACCCGAGCCTCAGCTTTAACTCTCCACTCTTCTCGCTTCAGTAAAGCCTCATCCCTAAGACCCTCTTGGTACTCAACATTCCGCAACCGTTGAGCAGCAGCATCATCAATTCTTGCACTAATGCGTTTAGCAACAGCCAAAGCCTGCTTGCTCTTAGAAGGTGTCACCCCAGTAGCCATAGAAGCCTGCCGTGGAGATGGATTAAAGCGAATCAACCTTCTCTGGTTTTGAAGCCAAAGAACAAGACCACCTTCACCATCCACATTCACCCTAGCCCTAGGCCCACTAATAGGTATCGCTTGACCGTCTACTACCACCTGCCACTCAGAACCAGATCCCTTACGGATAGTGAAATCCGATCCCCGATACTCACGCAAAGCCCCATCAGTTGGACGCACCGACTGACCTTTACCAGACCTAGGCCCAGTTGAGAACTTAACTACAGCGTCGCCCTCAGAAGCCAATTCCCTAGAAATGGCTTCAACGACATCATCCACATACTGAGCAGGCCAATTCTCTGCCATGTTCAAAGCAGAAGACCAGTTCGGAGGTTCTTCTGCAACCTTTTGGACAGGCTTACGAGGAGGAGGAGATCCACCCTTCTGAGCCAACCAATCATCGGTGAACTGCTGGAATCGCTCCATTTGCTTTTCACCAACATTTTTGAGAACAACTTTGCGACCAGAAATCGAAGGCCGCACTATATCTACTGACTGCCAATTAGGATTAGCTGCCTTGTAAGCCTCCCACCATTCCATCGGAATGCCCCCAGAGCCTACATCAAGATCAATAGTTTGAGCATTGACAACTTTCTGCTCCAAACGCTTAACCCATCTGTTCTGCACATCGAGAGCTTCTTCCGCCAAAGGAGAAACTTTCCTAGTGGAGAAAAGAGTTATGTCTCCAAAACTTCCTCTACCAAGCTGTTCCATGAACTCGGCAGCTTGGACTGAAGTGAGATTTTCCAACACATTACGAACAAAGTTAGAAGTAATCGAATTTATAAAATCTATGTTCTCTTGAGCAAACTCTTGTAACTCAACAAAGTTTGCTCTCATCCCAGGAATGTCTTCCAAACCTTGAAAGTTGGTTTGGAGTTGAGCAATAGCTTTATTGATAATGCTTTGTTCTTCTCTTAGTACGTCAAGAAATTCTTCTGCTGACCTAATGTCTTCATCTGTCGCAAGGATTAAACGATCAGCGTGAACCTGATAAGGCGTTCCTTCAGGGGGAACCAACGGACGAACATTCGGAGAAAACCTTCCCGAAGGATGAGGTAAAGCTTCAATACCTTGGGCAAGAAGCAGCCTTCCCTTCTCAGTTACATTTGAAGCATCGCCTCGGAGAACCGAAACAATAACTTCATTGACTGTTTCTAGATCACTCACGTTGGCTGCATATTCAGCAACGAGAGGATCGTCCATCATCTCCCTAATACCAGCTTTGCCTTTCTGATTCTTAGCTAAGGAATCATATATTTGTTCCATTGAACGAGGAGGATAAGAAGTAGGTAAGTCAATTTCAGGCTTAACCCTTCCACCTCCTGGCTTACCCGTTTTGATTCGAGGAGCACCCCGAGAAGCCTCTCTAATTGTTTCTACTACTTCGAGAGCTTCCTCGGGATTGTAATTAGCGATAGTGTCCGCATAAGCAAGTGTCTTCTTTTCGGAGGCAACTTTGTTCCGAAGCTTCTTATCACGTTTCGCTACTTGGTTATTTATATCTCTAAGAATTTTTCTGCCAGCGGAGTTGACAACCCCTTGATCTGTAGCTTTGAAAATAATTCCGTGTTGAGCTAAATC